TGTGTCCCTACGAACATTACCCGAACGGTTTCAAGGCTTTTTATTTTTTCAAGTACACATAAAAGTACACACTTGAAATTTATCTGAGAGAAAAAAATCGGCTATGCCTGCTTCTTGATGATGCTCTCAAAGGCGGCGTGCGTATAGCTCGCAGCCTTTTCCATATCGCCGGCAAGCTGATGACCGTACACGCCTTCCGTGTCCATGTCCCTGCTGTGGCCGACCACCATTTTCTTCAGGCCGATGGGCATTTCTTTATTGATCGAGACGTAGGTATGCCGCAGCTCGTAGAGTGACGTTGGAGGGATATTGTTCGCCCCGCAGTATCGCTTCCACGCACGATAGAAATTCTTATAGTTCAGCTGCCCACCGTCCGGTTCAGGGAAAAGGTATGGCGACACGATCCCTACGGCGTGCAGCATAGCACGCTGCGCTTTGATCTCCCCCAGCGCGTATTCCTCCAGAGCAAATGTGCGGCGAGCGTTATTGTTCTTCCCCTGGGTGACCTCGTTGTGGACATTGACAGAGCGGCGGATCACCACCTTCAGATCGGTGATGTCAGTTCGATCCTCGAGGCCGCGAAGCTCCCCTGGGCGAAGACCGGTAAGGACAGCGAAGCGGTAGGCGTGGATATACCAGTCCTCGTCCGGCTTGTTCCGCCAGACCGTCATGTTCGAGAAAAATAGCTTTTTCAGATCTTCCGGCTGCACAATCTTCTTTTCCGGCTTTTTGGCTCCGGCCGGAATGGTGATGCCCTCCGGGTGCATCGCGGTCTTCTTCCGCATTCGGCACCACTTTAACCAATTCGTCAGGCAGCCGCGCACATCACGGAGGGTCTTATCGGAAAGATGATTTTGGGAATAGGCCATGTCGATCACGGCTTGAAGGTCGCCCTCTGTGAGTTTGTTCATGCGGATCATACCGATGACAGGGCGAATGTAGAGACGCACGAATCCCTCGTACTGGGAGGAGTGCGTCTTGCTTTTGGTCTCTTTCAGATAATCAACATACTGTGTCAGGAGAGCATCGACGCGCGTTCGCTCCGCAGATGTGTGATCGTCCAGCCATCTTTCCGCCTTTCGCTCGGCATCTGCCTTCCCGCGCCGCCCCGGCATGGAGCTGGTAAAGGTTTTGCGCACACCCTCGGCCTGCACGTTGATCTGCCAGCGGCTGCGGCTTTCGATCCACGCCGCCTCGCTTTTTCTTTCTGCCATAAAAAACTCCTTTCATCTTGCCAACCGCGCCCTCTCGTGGTAAAATGAAAGGGCGCGGATAGGCCTGTATCTTTTATGATTGCGGCTATTTCTTCTTTCGTGGTTGTTAGGGGATATGTTTGCGCATTGCCGTCCTCGGTGCTGGTAACACCGGGGGCGGCTTTTTATTTCCGAAAGTCTACATAGATTATCCGGCATTGTGGCTGAACACGCAAAAATCCGCGTCCTCTTGCATGTAGGGGCGAAGGGCAGTATCTACGATATCGCGGATCGGCTGCTCTGCCTTCAGATAGGCGTGTACGACAAGCATGATCTGCTCGGCCTGTCGGGCGTCAAGGCAATCGACGGAGCGGATGATCGCTGTCAGGGGGGGAGCGACATAGCGGTCCACCGCTTTGTAGTACAGCACAGAGAGCTTTTTATTATCATCGCAGATATAGGTGCTCAGCGTGGAGTGCTCCGTGCCAAAGAGGCGACGGATCTCGTCCAGAGCGGCGGGACGGCCGGTTTTGTTATCTTCGACGATGGCATCCAAAAGTGCTAATGTGTCATCACTATAACCCATCAAGTAAGCAGGTGTCACACCAAATATTCTAGCGAACTCTGCAATTTTTGAACGGGGCAAATCGACCTTGCCGGATTCTATTTTTGCAATAGACGATCTGTCGCCATACCCTGCAAGATCGGCTAAATGCTGCTGAGACCATCCGCGGGAAGTGCGGAGCGCTTTAATGTTTTCGTGTAATTCCATTGAAGTCCCCTCCTCATTGATGCAATATATCATGAGCGTGAATTTGTGTCAACATTTTTTTAGATTTCTATAAAAATATGTTGACAATGGTTCACACCAGAGGTAATATATGGATGTGAATTAAATTCACCATCAAGACGAAAGGAGATGATGCAGTTTGAATACTGCGGAGATGAGAGCGGCCATAGCACGAGCTGGAAAGACATATCGCGGCCTTGCCAAGTCTCTTGGCATATCTGAACAGGCATTTTACAACAAATTGAATGGTGAGAGTGATTTCAAGGCCAGTGAGATTAAGGTCCTCAGAGGAGAACTCAATCTGACTTCCGAAGAAATCAACTATATTTTTTTCAACGACGCGTGAATTAAATTCACTAATAGTGCTCGACAGAAAGGAGGGACGGCATGGATAAGCAAAAGTACTTGAATTGTTACATTTTTTCCGGCTTAACCAAGATGCTGAAGGATTTCAATATCGACGGTGAGCCTGAAAAAGTGACACGCATCGAAGTGGTTACAGCACTCCGATGTGCGGCAGAACGAATCGGGAACGAGATCCCATTGGATTTTACTGGCCGACAGTAAAGCTGAACAATTCTGCGGTTTCAAATTCCTTTTGCAGATGGTTATACGCCCTGAGCATTTCCTGTGCGTATTTTGAAGACTCGCCGGGCAGCGGACGGCCACAATTGGGACAATTGATAGTGTCGCAAGGCTTGAACTTGTTGAGAATATCGAATTTTGCACCGCACCGGCAATCAAATGTCAGCTTCATCATATCACCTCCTTCCTGCCGCCATTTTATCACGGCGCGGAGAGGAGGGCAAGGTAAACGCAAGAAAGGAGGGAGAGTATGGCTGAGGAAATCCAGCGAGTGCGTGGCTGCGCCATGAACCACGCAAGAGCTGTCAAAATCGACCAGACAGCGCAAAAGGTAGCCCAGCTCTTGGCAGAGAGCAAGACCACCTTTGCAGATGTTGAACTGATTTTTGCTCGAAGCAAGCTTTACATCGTTTCTACGGTGTAATCGTCGGGACGCAGGTTTTTGAGACTGCCGCTGATAACAGATAACGTGCACTCCTTGCGTTCTGTATCAAACCATGCACACCGCTCTGTGCAGTTTACGGCATTCTCTTTGCCGATGGACATGACTGGGCAAATATCATCCCTGTAGTCCATAATACCACCCCCTTCCTGCCGCCATTCTACCACGACGACGCAGGAGGGACAATATCCCCTAACAACCACGAAAGGAGATCACTATGACACCTACCGAAAAACTGCTCGCTGAGCAGGAAAAAGTTGTGGCCGAGCGCGGCTACTACATACGCCCCGTTCGTATGGCGAATCTGATGAAAGCGGCTTCAAGGATCTTCGATATCCTCACAAAAGCCGATACCGCAATCAGCTATGAAGAATGCCGCATCGTTCTGGAGATCGTAAGGCGAGCCATTGACGCTGCGGCGCCGGAGAAGAAGGAGCCGTAGCTATGAGAATTCCTCTTTACGGCCGCTTGGCTTCCAGACTACGCGAGCTTGGCCTGTCGCAGAGCGACCTGGCTTATGCGCTGGGCCTGTCGCCGACGGCCATAAGCCTGCGGATGTCCGGCAAAATAGCATGGGATATCCGCGAAATGTATCGGACATTAGAAGTTTGCCGGGCTAAGCCTAATGAGCTTCATTTATACTTTCCGGATCCGGACCGAAAGCGAGGTGCTACCGCATGAGCCGAAACACCCGTGATACCATCTGCGCCACCATCGGTCTGGTCATCGTCATTCTGCTGCTGACCACCGTGGCTGCGCTGGATGAGCCGGTCGTGCCGGATACACCGCCCGCCGTACCGCCGGCCGTGGAGGACAAGCTGCCCGGCGAGGGTGTGCCCGCTTCCGGCTGTGCGTATCTCACCGCCGAGCCGCTCGGTCTGTTTGAGCTGACGGCCTATTGCCCGTGCTCGGCCTGCTGCGGTAAGAACGACGGCATCACGGCCACCGGCACGGTGGCCACCGAAGGCCGCACCGTTGCGGTCGATCCGAACGTTATTCCCTACGGCACGACCATCGAGGTCATTTATCCCGATGGCAGCCGCGCCCAGTATGTCGCTGAGGACTGCGGCGGCGCCATCAAGGCCCAGCGTCTGGATGTGTTCTTCGCGGATCATCAGACCGCGCGCGAGTACGGCGTCCGGACGGCCTATGTCTTTCTTGTCCAGGAAGGAGACAGCAATGAATAAGGATTGCAAAGTTTCAATCGAGCGCGATGCAAATGGCAGCCTCAAGATGCAGCTAACTGGCCACAAAGACGATATAAGGATGCTTTGGACTATGCTCAGCGCCAGCGTTGCCAAAGCGACCAAGACCCCGCTTCCTGTGCTGTGCGCGGTCTGTTCCGCCGCGGGCCCGGCTATTGAGGATCTGATGGCGAAAGAGAACGGTATCACCATTGACATGAGCGCCCTCGGCAGATTCGCAAAGGGAGGGGGAGATGCCCAATGATCCGTTGTGCATTCTGTGATAGTGCCATGATGGCACTTGAGATCAACGGGACAAATGCTCATGTCTGCCCCCTCTGCGGCGCTGTATTTGCCCGCCGGCACGGAAATACCTATTCCCTCATTGCTGATCTGAAAGGTGCTCAAGGCGTCAAGGAGCTGCTGCACTCTATGCGGCCGCACGATCCCCTGCACCGCAACATTCTCGGTGCATAAAAAGACCCTGCCCTCTGCCGGGCGTGTTCCCGGCACGCTCAGTTAGTCTCCTTTCTAACGCCGGTACCGCAGCGGATTACCCTCCCGGCTGCGGCGTCCGGCAGAGGGCAGGCGTCCTTATTACGCAAGAAAGGAGGAAAAGCACATGGAAAACCTCAACAAAAGATCGATCATCGATATGGCTCGCGGTGCCATCAAGGAACGTGCGGACTATGAGATGACCAGAGTAGTCGAAAACATTCTTGATCCCAATACTTCGGCGACTGCGGCACGCAAAATCACCATTACGCTTACGCTTAAATCGGATGATACGCGCCAGAACATCGCTGTGAGCTGCGTGGCCAAGTCTACTCTGGCCGCGACCAATCCCGTCACCACGTCTCTCTATGTCGCCGATGAGGAATCCATCGTTGAGATGGTCCCGCAGATCCCCGGGCAGTTGGCAGTTGATGCCGGTGAGCAGGAAGCTCCGCCCATGCTCAAGCTCATTCACACCGCTTAGTTTTTAAGAAAGGAAGTACATCCCCATGCTCAAAGAAGCCATTCAGTATGTGCTCGAGAATATGCGCCCTGAGACTCAGAACCTCGGCGCTCGCGCATATATCATCACCCCGAAGGGTGCACAGGAGGTCATTGAGACTCCCATTGCGCCGGACACCGTTCCCCTGCACAGCCTCGATTCCATCGTGAAGATGATCCGCACCGAGGCCATCCATCTGGCGGATGCCAACACCCCCGCGCTCTTCGTCAATATCCCTTCGCCCACCAATGTGATCTGCTTCTCCCAGCCCGACTACGAGCAGCGCTGCCACCGCACTGTCTTCTATTCGGCCGACGCAACCGATGTTCCCGGTTGGGACGCAAAGGTCACGCTTGGCTTTGAGGAGGCGCAGATCGCGCTGCGTACTCGGTTTCAGGAAACGCCGGATTCGCTCTATGCGATGAAGCTCGTCAATGATATCTCCCTCGGCGCCAAGGTCATCTACAACGACAACGGCGTCGCCACCACCGTAACCACGCAGAAGGGCGTCGCGCTCCAGACCAATGAGGCGATCCGTCCAATCGTCAAGCTCCGCCCCTACCGCACCTTCCAGGAGGTCGAGCAGCCGGAGAGCACCTTCCTCATCCGTATCAGCGACCGCGGCATTTCGTTCATCGAGGCGGATGGCGGTATGTGGCGTCTGACCGCCCGCAACACCATCAAGACGTTCCTCGAGGAAAATCTCGCTGCTGAGATCGAGAGCGGCAAGGTCATCGTCGCTCTGTGAGAATAAAAAATCCCCTGCAGGTCTCGCACACCTGCAGGGGACCGATCGGCAGCAAGCCAATCCTTAGTTGCGCCCTATTGTAAGGGCAGAAAGCGAGTTTGTCAATGAAAACGACCAAAATTGTAATCAAAAATCTGTTCGGGATCAAGGAGACAGAGCTCGACGGCCGCTCTGTGGAGATCTCCGGCCCGAAAGGAAGCGGCAAAACTTCCGTCCTTGATTCCATCCGTTACGCCCTCACCAACCGCTCAGATCGTGATTATATCGTGCATCGGGGCGCCGATGAGGGCGAAATCATCATTGAGACCGATACCGGCCTCTCCATCGACCGTAAGGCTCTGCCCGCCAAGTCTGCCGGCACGGTCAAGGTGCGCGACGGATCTCTCCTTCAGACACGCCCGGCAGAGTTCCTTTCGCAGATCTTCACGCCGCTGCAGCTCAACCCCGTCGAGTTCACGCAGCTCTCCCGGCAGGAAAAGAACCGCGTCATTCTCAACCTTATCGAATTTGTGTGGGATACCAACTGGATCCGCGAACAGTTCGGCGAGATCCCGCAGGGCGTGGATTACTCCAAGCATATTCTTGAGGTCCTGCACGACATTCAGGCGGAAAACGGCGTCTATTTCCAGTCACGCCAGAATATCAACCGCGACATCCGCAACAAGCAGGCATTTGTTTCCGACATCGCAAAGGACATCCCCTCCGGCTACGATTTCGACCATTGGAATACATATCCCATCGGTGAGAAGTACCGTGAGCTGGAGAGTCTGAAGGAGCAGAACAATGTAATTGAGCGCGCCAAAGCGTTCCGGAACAGCCACGAGGCGAAGCTCCGCGGGCTGGAAGGGCAGCGCGATCTTGACATCGCGGCCATCGACCGCAAGACCTCCGAGGACCGTACCCGCCTCACCACGGATATCGAGCACCTGAAGGCGGAGATCCGCTTGTATGAGGAACGGCTCGCCGGACTGGATGAGCGCAGGGAGGAAAGCGTGCGCGTAGTCATCTCCGGCTTTAATGAAAAGAAAGCCAAGCTGGAGCGCGATGCAGGGATCGCAGACCAGTATATCGGCCGCGAGCTTGCTGACACGACCGCACTTTCCAAGGAGATCGACACGGCTGAGGCTATGCGTAAGCACCTCAATGAGTACCAGCGCATGGTTTCCATGCAGGAAGAGATCGGGAAGCTCACCGCGGAATCCGAGGAGCTGACGCGCAAAATCGAGCTTGCGCGGGAGCTGCCGGCGACGATCCTGCAGACCGCGACGATCCCCGTTGACGGCCTGACCGTTGAAGACGGTGTCCCGCTGATCCACGGCCTGCCCATTTCCAATCTGTCCGACGGTGAGCTGCTGGAGCTGTGCGTGGATATCACGGTGAGCAAGCCGGGACAGCTTCAGATCATTCTCATCGATGGTGCCGAGCGCCTTGATAAGGAGAGCCGCGAAAAGCTCTACGCCAAGTGCAAGACCAAGGGCCTGCAGCTGATCGCAACGCGCGTGACCGATTCCAATGTAATGGAGGTAACCGACTTAGATGATGACGAAGGATAAGCTCCGCCAGCTTAGTGGCGATGAACGCCTCGGGCAGATGCGCGATTCCGAGTATCTGGGCGCCGAGGACATTGACGACGGGACCGAACCGATATTGACCATTGCCGGCCTGTGGTATGGCTCCGTCACGCTCCAGCGCGGCAAGGAGAATAAGGATGTGCTCTCCTTTGCTGAGGAGCGCGTGCCCGGTATCTATCAGGTGCGGCCGCTCATTGTTAATTCCACCAACCGCAAGACGCTGCGTAAGCTGTTCGGCGATGCCAAGGCTTCCACGCTGGTCGGCAAGCAGATCCAGCTCTATGTGGACCATAACGTCCGCGATCCGCAGGACGGCGGTATGACCGACGGCATTCGCATCCGTCCCTATAAGCCCCGCCCTCCGAAGCAGGAGCCCGTACCGCCCTGTGCGGACTGTGAGGGCGAGATCATTCCCGCAATGGGGAGAGACGCCCGGTGGCTTGCTGCATACACGAGAAAGCATTACGGTGTTCCGCTCTGTGCGGAATGCGCGCAGAAGCGCAAGGATGCAGCGACCGCAGCCGCAGCGCCGCAGGAAGAGCAACCGGCCCCGCCTGAAGAGACTGTGGCTGAGGCTGAGGAGGTGCTGTAATGGACCTTCCTGCGGTTACGCCGGAGAATTATTATTCTCCGGAAATGAACATGGCCTACATGGGCTCCACACAGTTCAAAGCCTTTGAGAAATGTGAAGCGGCCGCGCTGGCTGAGCTTCGTGGAGAGTACACACCGCCGACATCTCAGGCGTTTCTGATCGGCGGATACATCGATGCTTGGTTCTCTGGTGAGCTGCCGCTCTATCAGGCGCAGCATCCGGAGATCTTCAAACGCGACGGCACGCTCAAGGCGGAGTATGTCAAGGCCGCTGAGATCGTCGCCCGCCTTCAGGCGGACGAGCTCTATTCCATGCTCATGTCGGGAAAGAAGCAGGTCATCCGCACTGGCTTTATCGCAGGGGTTCCGTTCAAAGTCAAAATCGACAGTCTGCTTGATGCCAATACCTGCAACATGATCGCCAACCGCTGGCCGCACACGGCCGCCGCGCTGGGCTTTTGCGATGGCGCCATCGTAGATCAGAAGATCATGCGGGACACAGCGGAGGTGTGGTCCGATGAGGACCATTGCCGCCTTCCGTTCGTCGAGGCCTATATGGTCGAGCGCGCGTGGAACGGCGAGGACATGAACATGAGCGCCACAGCGCTCTCGCAGGCGGTGAACGCGATGGCGGAGAGCGTGGAGAACTATATCCGCGAAAACGCTTCGCCGGATGTCACAGGCGGTGCGGACGCGCCGGACGAGACGGAGACCTCGCCGCCCGAGATCACAGAGCTCCCGGAGCCGGACACATCGTCCATGCGGTACATATTCGACCTCGCCGGCTGCCTCTCATCCGATAGCAGGACGAAGCTGGAGGCACGCGCGGAGGAGATCTCCACGCGCCACAGCTGCGGCGTTTACGTCGCCTTCGTGGACGATTATAAGGTGTACAGCCAAGGAGGCGACGTCTACGAGGGGACCTATCGGTTCTACCACGACAAGCAGCTCGGCATGGGGGATGGGCGTGACGGCGTGATCGTCCTGCTGAGTATGCAGAACCGCAAATATGCCATGTTCATCTATGGCGAAAATGCCGCCTACGCCATCAATGAGTATGGCGCGGAGCAGCTGGAGGGACGCTTTTTAGGCCAGTTCAGCGACGGCAACTGGTACATCGGTGCTGCCGAGTACCTGACCGCCTGCGACGAGTATCTGGGCCTTGCCGAGGCGGGCAAGCCCGTGCGGGAAAGTCCGTGGGCGGTGATCGCGATCGTCGTGATCGTCTCCTGCCTGATCGCGAGCGGCGTTTGCAAGGTGCTTAAAATGAACATGAAGACCGTCCGGCGCGGCGCGGCGGCGGATGAATACGTCACCGGCGAGGGGCTGGCGCTGACGGAAAGCAGCGACCGCTTTATGTACACGACCGAAACACGAACGAAGATCAAGAGCGACAGCTCCGACGGCGGCGGAGGAGGAAGCACCTCGAGCTGCAGCGGGGGCGGCGGCCACGGCCGCAGCGGATCGTTCTGAGGAGGAATTACTGTGAAGCAAACACTGAAGCGCCGCATTTGCGCGGCGATCCTGTGCCACATTCTGCTGCTCGGCCTTGCCGGCTGCGGCAAAGCCAACAAAGCAAAGCCGAATGACGGGGGCGATCCGCCCGTCAAGGCGTCGGTCGACGCTCTGAAGCAGGGGCAGCCCGCCGCGGACAGCGAGGAAACGGTAGACGGAGCGGAATCGCTCGCGCGGGTGCGCGGCGATCTGGAATACGACGGCCGGCTCACCGGCGCGGCGGCCTATCTCGGCCTCCGCGAGAAGGGCGACCCCACTGAGCTAACGGACTGGCTGCGCGAAAACTGTGCGGATTTGACCTCTGAGCTGCCGTTTCTGCTGGAGATCCCGTCCGAGCGCGTCCTCGGCGCAGGCTACGGCAAGCTCTTCTGCATCGTCCCGCGCGACGAGAACACCAGCCTTGCCGTAAACCATGTGACTTGGCAGATGATGGGCAACGGCCTGCATCCTGTGGCGGACGAAGTGCTCTACCGCGAGGAATACGCCGAGCCCGTGCTGGTGTTCGTCGATCCCGAGGAGCCGGACAAGGAGGTCAACCTTGTGACCAACGACGGCGTGGCGGCGATCTGGTACCCGCAGGAGGACGGCTACGGCAATCTCTTCCTGCCGACCGATGAGGATGGGGCGCCGCTGCTATACGACTTTGCGATCTACGGCTACACGACCGGTCTTGACTATCCCGAGGGCTGGGAGCCGTCCGGCGACGATTGGTGGCTGCCGCCCACGGAGCTGGGACTGGCCGACACCTCGTGGCTCTGCGACAGCTGGGTGCTGGAGCTGCGCGGCGGCGATGCCGGCCCCGAGTATGCGGGAACAGCCGACCTGTACTACGCTCCCGCGGGCTACATCAAGCAGGACTACTTAGGCGTGTGGCGCATGGAGGACGACTGCCTGTATCTGAAGCTCTCCGCCGACAGCGGCGACGAGATCGACGCGAGCTTCCCGATCCTCATTTCCCCCTCCGGCGAGGATCTTTATTTCCAGCGCTCGCGCACGGGCGCGGGGATCCCCTTCTTGCCGGACGGCACGGACTCCATCGGACTGCTCCTGTACACAGGGTAAGACGACGGGCGCGTCGTCCGCGGGACGCTGCACCCGGCGTGCGGGATAAGCTCACGGCGGCGCGGGAGGAGACGAAAAAAGCATCGGAAAAAGGGCACTCGCTCCCTTTTTCCGATGCTTTTTGTATGATGGCTGCGCTCCGCCGCGCGAAAGCGCCTACGGGCGCGGTGGTCCGCTCTGCGTGCTTTTGCGGTGGTCTCCGCGGTGGGCGCTGCGCAGCCCGATCTCTGTCCCCCGACAGATGCGCACAAGGTTATCCCTGTGCTTATAAATGATGATCGCCGAAAGGGAAAGGAGGAGCAGCGCGGTGGTCCCGCTGCCGCTCCATGCGCTGTAGAGCGGGACGCTGATGACGGTCATCATTGTCCCGAGGACGACGTAATCGGTCACAAGCGTGATGAGCGAGACGGCAAGAAGCAGCAGGAGCGCAAAGCGCCAGTTTAAGGCGAGCGTCATGCCGAGATAGGCGGCAAAGCCCTTTCCCCCGTGAAAGCGCATATAGAACGGGAACATGTGCCCGACGACGCAGGCGGCGCCCGATAGAGCGCCCGCGAGCGGAACGGCGGGAAAAAGCAGGCGGCACAGCAGCACGGCGAGGACCGCCTTGGCAATGTCATGCGCACCTACGAGCAGCCCCGCGCGCCAGCCCATCAGGATCAGCGCGTTGGAGGCGCCGGGGTTTCCGCTGCCGCCGGAGCGCAGATCGACGTTCTGTGCGGCGGCGAGGTAAACCGCCATGTTCGAGCAGCCGAGCAGATAGCCGATCAGCAGGATCAGTAGGTAGTGCATCATCAGATCACCGCTCCTATATGTTTATTTCGCGCACAGCTCCGCGGACAGCGCTTCCATCTGCGCTTCGTTTGCAGGGCTGAGCGCGCTGCGCAGCGACACCACGGCGTCGCACACGCGCAGGTCCTTCATTTC